CGCTCATCGGTATTTCGTTCGATAATCAAGCGATATAGGCTCAACTGAATACTATATTTAATTTCTTCACAACATGGAAGATCATCAAATGGCGGAAGCATCGTTTCACGAGCATACTTCCGAACCGTGAATTTCCCAGTCTTCCAGTCGAACAAGCATCGCTTTTCTTCGGATTCAATAACGATCCGTAAAATAGCATCCACTCGCCCAGCAACACCTAATTCAGCATCACCAACAGTCCACTCCTTACGATCAAATTTCGCTGACAATCTGGAGCACATACGCCCCCAGGCGATGTCAAATTGTTTCATTTCATGTAAATGGTCGTTGACAGAAAGCAATAAACGCGGATCACGTCCTTCAAGAACATTCTCGATATAATTGTGGACCCGCGTACCTTTGTCTAATCCAATATCACGCTTCGAATCCCATTCGGCTTGGATATCCGCTTTCGATCTTCCAGATGTGGCGGCTTTTGTTTCCAACATTTCGTCACTACGGAATTCTGGAGTCAACCATTTCACAATGGACGTAACAGGAATCAGAGCCTGATTACCAAGCCTATAGGTATGCGATTGTGCGTCGAACGTAATATCATCAAAATTGGTAGCCATAGTACCTTATATATCAATTCATATTCGGGTCGAAGATCAGCCCACGTTCTTCGAATTTCTGTTTCATCTCAGCTTCGGTTAGTCCCCAGAAGATAATGACTTCAATAGAAGTCGTACTACCCTCAACGGAACGTGATCGAAAAGTGAGAAATACCTTATCTCGAAGCTTTTGGTAAGATATATCATCGAGTATGATTACATACAGAATCCGCCCATCAGATTTACTCAAAACAGCGACATAGAAACTATTATCAATGTACATGACTGGAACAGATGCATCCGTCATAACAGGGACACGTGATAGTATTGTGTCTAATTCATTCTGAATTGCTTCTCGATCTTTCACAGCGAGAATGACGAAATCACACCCAGGTGGGGGAAGTTTAACACGGTCATTAGCAACAGCGATGGGGCGGGATTTCCGCAATTCAACAAGATTGTCTTCAGAAAGACCAAATCCTACTACATATGCTTCACGTTCTTGCTTATATCCGGCAGATACTGTTATCATAACTTGATCCGTGTGGCACTCGATTGGACTCTCGCATGATTTTAAATACTTCCAAACGATGCCTAAATACAGTAAGACCCGGCATTTTAGGCCGGGTCTCACGTCAGTGCTGTCACTCTTCACGTCGGACGAAGGCTTAAAAGCCTCTGATGACCGATCGTTGGCGAATGACTCGCCGTGTAACCACCGGAGCCGCGACGAATCGCTGTTGAACGAAAACCGGAGCCGCGACGAATCGCTGTTGAACGAAAACCGGAGCCGCGACGATTTTATGCTGGACCATCGGAGCCGCGAGATATTGCTGTTGAACCACCGGAGCAGCAACGAATACCTGTGACACGAATGATCGCATCACAAACGGGCTTGCCACAAATTGCTGCTGCACAACAACTGGTGAAGTGCACCCACCGGTCACAAACTGAACGTCGCTCGCGGTTGCAATACCCGCAAGGCTAGCACAGCCCACTAGGGCTAACAGTGCTACAAGCCAATTCTTCATGCATCATCTCCATACGGGTAACAGGTCGTATTTTCAGGATGTCACGCAACATCCAAGATAAATTTGCGTGAATAATTCTCAAGGGAATTGCCCCTCGCTTTTCAATACATATAAACGAAAGTGGCCCGGTTGTTGTCAACCGGGCCACTCGAATTGATGCGGATCGAATGGTCTCGATTAGAGGTTAGAGACCGTGATGGTTGCGTAGTACAGACCACCGTCTTCGATGAGCTTCTTGCCGTATCGGGTCATGATACCCTTGTTCGGCGTGAAGCTGTTTGGATCGAGAACGGTCGGCGTGCTGAGCAACGGAATGTATGGGGCGTAGAAGTAGCCCGCATCCAGAACGCTGCTGCCCTTAAATCCGAGCAGGATCTTGCAATTCGGGAAGAGCGGATCTTTGTAAATCCGCATCTTGCCTTGGATCGTGCCGACGTTCATGATGCCGACATCCACACCTTCTGTAGTGAAGGCGTCCGATGCACGGAAGTCATTCAACTGCTCGAACTTCGAGCAGATGTCAGCACTCATCACCATCCAGTTCGCCGGACCACGGAGAGTGGTGCGGTGGATGATGTTGGCGACTTCGAGCGTCTTGTACATCAACGCGATGTTGCGGTCTGTGAAGTTGACCGATGCACCGGCTGCCGTCGCGAAGTTGTGATCAGCACGAATCGAGGCGGAAATGATCAAGTCGTTGATGATTTCGCGGTCGATTTCGGCGACCATTTCGTCGGCCATCAAGTCCGTCAAGGTGCTCTCGGCATCGATGTTGTGCACCGACTTCAGGTCTTGAGCGGCTTCCAGCGACCAAGAGGTCTTCAGCTTGCGGGTGATAGCAGCGACCGAATCGCTGTCGATGCTCAACGTAACTTCCGGCTGGAACGGGTTGGCTTCGAGATCGTACTCGTAGTTCACCCGTGCGACAGCTCCACCCGGGAAAACACCGGCACTCAGAGTGATCTGAACTGCACCGGTTGTGTGGTTGAAGGTTGTCGCACCAGCAGTAACCGTATCAACAGAGATGTTAGCGGTGAACTCAGTGCAGTCACCAACCAACACGGTATCGGGACTGCCGTCCGCATCGAAGGTAACTCGCAAGCAAGGCACTGCGTCATCGCAGTTCGGGCCTGCATCGGCTTCGCTGGCGAATGCTTCGACCACGACCGTTCCAGCGAGAACCGGGCGATGGGCCAGAGTCGCTGAAATCACTGTGCCACCGACAATCGTCGCGTCTTCGCCACGAACTTCTTGCGAAGAGTAATACGGGTCAAGTGCCCAACCGTTCTGACGGGCAGAGCCTTGAGCGGTGTTCTGACGCATGATCTGCGTTCCGGCAACCGTCTGTCCCTTCGTGAGAGCGTAACGATATCGGATGTAGAAGATCAAGCTGGCTGGCTGGCTCATCGGTTGAACGCCGACGAGATTGTCAGCAATCAACTTCGGATAGGACTTCCGGATGAGCGGAAGAGCGAACCGAGTAAAATCGGCGATGTTCGCGGTTGTCGTCTGGTCTTCGAAGATGACCGAGCGATTTTCCGGATTGTTGTGCTTGTACTGGTTTTCGAGAATTGCCGCCATCAAGCCGAATTTCTGCGGCGTGACTTCACGGCACTTGCTGAGCACCGGGGACCACTTCTTGACGAGTGCATTCTTCTTGGACTCGTGAAAAACTGATGCCTTGTGCAAATCGGTTTCTTCCGTAATTGGACGGCGACCGGCTCCCGCACCTTCAACCAGATGACGGCGGCGAGCGTTGCCAGACACCGCAGTACGGCTGCTTCGCGTTGGTAACATATGCTAAAACTCCTTATTGGTTAGTATTCGATTCAGGTACAGGTTAGATCAGGTCTTCGTCCATACCCTCGGCAATGTCACCAATGTTAAACCCACGTTGTGGTTGGGTTTGAACAGGCGAAGCCTTGCGTTGTGGCTGGCGTCGGTCCTGATTTTCGAGGAGCGTCTGACGAGTCGTTACCGGGTGAGTGGCAGTACGGCTTACGTCAATTCTCTTTCGTCCGCCTTGTGTTTGGCGTGACTCAGAGACCGTACCCAAGCGTTGCTTGAGTTGTGCGTTCTCTGCGGCCAACCGTCGATTCTCCTTGAGAGCTTTCTCGGAGATCGCTACTTGGCGATTGGCAACTTCGACTGCACGAGTGCGTTCCTCGTTGACCTGCTGGATCTTGAGCTTTGCCTTGTCCAACGCGGCTGTAGCTTGTCCATTTGGCTCACCATTCGGCTCGATGCCCTCAAGGAGGGACATAACGTTCTTAAGCCTGGTAACAGCCTCGGACTCACTAAGGGCCGACTGCTTAGCAAGCTGTGCCTCAATCGCAGCAGCTTTCGTCTCACAGAAGATCTGAACTCGACGAGCGAGTTCTCTCTTGTGTGCTTCCGTCTCTTCGATGCAGACTTTCTTAGCCTGCTCGATACGATTCTGGTAGTCAGAATCGTATTGCTCACGAAGAGTTGTCTTGTAGTCCTCAAGGGCCTCGCAGATGCTGCCAACCAAGTCCTGGTTGCAACCTGCCTTTTCCAAGAGTGTCTTGATCTTGTTCATAACAATCTACTCCTCACGAGCTTGCTGAAAGTTATTTTTGCTCGAATATAGAAAACTTAGTGTTATCTCCGAGACCGGCTCGGAATCTTTGGTCCACGCTTGTCCAAACCGAAGTAACTTTCAATCTCTTGAACCAAGAGATTTTGGTATGCTTGCGGACTGAATCGATTGCGGGATTCCTTAATTGGTTTCAACCGCCGACTCAGGCTTTCTTGGATTTGCAGAATTGCCCCATTCACTGACGGTTCCGCCACAGCGTCCCACGTCACAAATGAATATCCAGGCATCACGCGATAAATCTGATGTCCATGGTGTTCCGCGACTTCCATATCACCCACACCACGGGATGAAATACCAACTCGAACTTTATGTTCAAACAACCCGCGAAGGTATGAACCGCAAGGCAGTTTGTGAAGCACTTCAGCTTCACCGAATACCTTCTTCCCATCCATCCACACTTTCGTGATCAGATGGCTTACGCGGTCGAGATGGATTTTGGCATCGGCTGGGTGGTCAAATTCACCCATCACGGCTCGATGAGAAACGTCTTCTTGAATTCCCCGAACAGCAGGAGCAAGAACATCATTGCTTGGATAGAAGCGTTGATTGGCGTTCTCTTTGTCGCCCATTTGGAAAAGCCCAGTGACTCGCATCACTGGAACTTCTTTGCCGTTAACGTCTTCCGTTACTGTTTCTTTCCGATCAATAATTTCGAATGGGAAAACATCACGGATAAGCTGCATACCGGTAGGAATAACACCAGTTTCAGCGATTAATCCCCGATTGATGGCAGGGAAACCACGCTCTTCCATAAGCGTGGCATATGATCGACGGCTAGGCAACATTCACTAATCTCCCTTTTTCGCCGTTGGCGGCTTGGTTCCGGTGCCATCATCCTTCTTGACGGTCGGACCAATGTCCTCTAACTCGTCGTCAGTGGCCTTCGGCAACTTCGGAGTTGGCATATCACGTAAATTATCCTTTACGTGCTTGGTATATTTGGCATTCGATGGACTGGTCACATCCTGATCTTCGACCATTCCTTCGGTTTCGTCCTCTTCCTCCACTTCCTCCTCTTCCTCCTCGTCCTCCTCGTCTCCCATTTCTGGTGGACCAGCGACTTCTCCATCCATCGAATCTTCGCCATTTTCGAAGTCTGGCATGGCATCATCATCGCCACCCATGTCTCCAGCATCATCTCCGGGAGCATTGATAGAATCGACCGGCGACATTCCGGAAGTATCATCACCGGCATCGCCCATATCATCCATGGAGTCGCCCATGTCGGCGATCATACCATCATCGCCGCCTTCACCACCGGCTCCAAGTTTTCCAACATCGATATCATCAGAGACTTCGACGGATATCGTTCCATCCGGACCGGTCGTGATTTTCGCCATGGCCTCGTTTAAGGCATTGTCTTCACCGTCATCAATTGGACGCAATTGCTCAATCGATTCACTGATCCATTTGGTGAATGCACGCGGATCGCCGTAGCTCATCTTCGCAGCGGCAAACGCGCTTTCATAAAGTGCTTTCGGAATTGGAATTTCAACCGATCCGTCTTCACTCAAGATGACAGGAGTGAGAGATTCATCAGAGCCACCATGGTCGAAGATGAATCGAACTCCCGCATATTCACCAAGAACAGCATCTTTCTGTGCCTGTCCCCATCTAATGCGGCTTTCCTTGGTCGTCTTCCCAACGCTGGCACGGCCATATCCGCGTGGAGTAATTCGTGGGCTTCGGTACTGATCTTCGGCCACACCCTCATCGTCCGAATCATCTGATTCCCATGGCTTCTCGGAATCGCCGGAATCGCCAGAATCATCACAAACAAAATCGTCCGAACCACTCTTCTTGAACGGCGGAGCGGCACCAGGGAATGGACCACCCTTATCGTCGTCACTTTCCAAAAAGCACGTTACAACCTGTTCCAGTGCTCTCGACATCTTGCCTTCTGGGATTCGCATTCCCAAGGCTTTCAACGAGGCTTTCGCCATGCTGGGAAGGCTTTGTTCGAGAAGCTTACCAGACAGACGATTTTCGGTCGCCAAACGCTGCATGATTCTGATGATCTTTTCGAGGTCTCCTTCATCAGTGATTACCGGCGTGCCGTAATCAGTGATATGAACACCTTCTGAGAGATCGATTCCTTCATCACGCCGAATAGCATATGGATCTAAGCCTTCCTCAATCTCATCGTCATCGCACGGCATATCGTCATCTTCGTCCTTCTTCATCTCATAATGAACAGGACGGGATTCTGATAGTGGTTTTTTCTTCTTGTACTTGCCTTCCATCGGCGGAGCACCGCCCGGAGCCGGAGGAGCACCCGGAGCAGGAGCAGCAGGAGCAGCAGGAGCAGCAGCAGGGGCCGGAGCCGGAGGAGCACCACCGCCAGCACCCAACAGGGCATCCAGATCTTCGTCACCACCGGCTGGCGAAGGCGGAGGGACTTCTCCAGCGGCTCCAGCACCCGGTTTACCGGCACCACCGCCAGAACTCTGACCACCAATTTGAATCAGCGGAGAGTTGATATTGATGACAGGAGCACCACCGCCGCCCCCAAGATCGCCACTAAGATCGAGAGCATCACTTCCAGCCGGACCACCTCCAGGTGGCATTTGATCGAATCCCTGAAGTGTGTCGGCGGCAGCAAGCTCTTCTTGAATTGTCGCGATCAAATCCTCGGCTTCATAGATCGCAGCATCGTCGAAGTTTTTGTCCTTCAACCGCGTGATCAAGCTGCTCAACTTGCTCGACAATTCGTGCGACTCCCGAATTTTCGGAGTCTTGTTTCGCAAGACATCCAAAGTCGTGGCCAAAGCTTCGGCGGCGACTTCTCGGTTTGAAATTGTTTCGAAAATCAATGCCAAGAATTTCTGGTATGCACTCTCGAAATTCTTCGATTCTTCGAGAATCCGCACATTTTCCATCAACGCCGGATGTTCCGACTTCTTGGCAATATTTCTCCATTCATCGATAATCTTACGGCGGCTCAGCTTCATATTGGTTCTGAAGAAGAGCGTAGCGGTGTCATCACACAGTTGCTGGTTGAAAATCGCTTTCGAAGCCAATGCGTTCTCAACCAATGTCTGGAATTGAGCACGATTGAGGAGTGTGAATTCCTCCATCGATTCTAAGAATGGTGTCACAGCCTGAACAGCGTCGTCGATTTTCGCTTCAGACACCAATCTGGCAGCGTGATAGACGCGGTTTTGGAATCCTTCGGACCAGTATGCATTCTTGGCGGCTTCCATCATCCGTCGAGCGACCAGCTTTCGTGCCGCCCATTTCGTGACAGGCAACGAGATCGGTTCTCCATCGCCGAATGAACCGGAGACGACTGTTCCGTTCTCGACAAGAACGCGATCTCGCAGATTCTCGACAATCACAGCGACCAGTTTTGACCGCACATTGTTTTCGAGACTGACATTGTTCGGTTGAATACTGATGCGTCGCAGAACACCATCTCGGCATCGAACAGCACCAGAGTAAGGAACAGCCCGACCTGAGAATCGCTGGGCTTTCATGCGGTCAAATGAAACCTGCATGCCCTTTTGGTCGTTTTCTTCAATTGCCGAAACCAATTTCTCGCAGGTTTCAGCAAACAGACCTTGCTTTTCTTCTTCAACAATTTCGAGAGGTCTAATATTAGTGATTGTGACCTTGCCATGGGCCTCGCGGACGTGTTCTGCAATGAAGAATTGTTGCGCATTCACATCTTCAATATAAAGTTGCTTGGCGTGAAGAGCAGCTAGTCTCCACTGTTTACCAGCAGAGCGGCCCATTTGTTCGATCCGCTCTTCGAAAACGGCAACTTTTGCCTGAGCAGAATCGTTCAATGCACCAAGGAATTTGCGACTGTCAATTCGTACCGGGCCGGTTGTATTCGATGTCATCTAATTCGCTCCTAGATCAGCACGTTGCCTTAATATAGTAGATTTTGATTCTACTGGTTCAGCAGCGTTTCTTGCTTAACTATTACTAATTTTGACCAAATGCGTGTGGGCTAGTCTTAATCCTAAAGGCCACTAACGGCAACTGACGGAAGATCGCTTTCGGTAACTTCAGTTACTTCCTCTTCGGATTCTACTAGCGATCCATCCATCAGAACGTCGTAAATCTCTTTGATTGCGTCATTGCGAGTGTCTTCGTCAACAGACCATTCGACGAGTAACTCTTTATCTTTGTTTGGGTTGTAAATTTCTTCCAAAATCGTAGAGGGTGATTTCCCATTACCTTCATGACGAAGGGTAGGAGGAGATCCCGATAACCCATCGAGTTCTTTGGAAGCCAAAATGTAATCGTAGCCGCTACTATGTTCAATCAGAGGTTTTTCTGCTGATCGACCTATCCGAGCCGCCCATCGCTCCACGATAACTTTGGCTTCATTCATGCGACCTTGTTTACGGAGTTCAAGTATCAAGCGTTTCTCAGCAGCATAATCGAATCCTTCAATTGGCGGAGGAGTGTCTCCACCAGCTTCAGCCCCCAGAGCACCCGCTGCGTCTTCTAGAGCACCACCAGCCGCATCCGTGGGAATATCAGCCGCATCAGTTGGTGGGGTTGGTGCTTCATCACCAACTCCAAGATCCAAGCCACCACCACTGCTGCCACTTTGCGTAGCAGTCTGCTCCATATCCTTCAATTCTTGAATTTCATCGGGAGACAAGTCGGTAAAGTGAGTCACAATCCATTCTTTCGGAAACCATCCCAAATCCTTGAGATCGGCCATCACAGCTACGCGAGTTTGCCATGTTTCGATTCTATACAATTCTTCCATCGCAGAAGTTGCAGTAAGAGCAACTTCAAATCCACGCAGATCTTCGACACGATATCCACGTAACGCGAGGTGAATGATAGCAATTTTGGTTAATCCGGTGGCAACTTCACGTTGTATCCATTGAACAGCTTTCGAAAATTCCGAGTGTGATTGTGAGAGCGATTTTTCACTGGCTTCGCCAGCCCCCTCCCCAATTCCAACCCGTGCGAACGGGATTTTCATTGGAGACACCATTTTCTTCTTGAAATATTCGATATCCTTAATTTGGTCGAGGTTCTCAGCACCCGGCAAAACGTCAACATCCGGACCAGTTCCGTCTGGACGACGCGGCAAGAAGAAGTCATCTTCTTGAATAAGTGGAGAATATCGCTCGTCGAACGTGCCGGTAGTTGGATTATAGAATCGCTGGCGTTTGAAATTCCGTGCGATCATCTGCATATATTCCGGCACTTCTTTTGGCGGAATCATGCCGACAGGAATAGTGAATTTACGTTTCTCCGGTGCACGAGTAATTCTGTAAATCAACGCAGCATCTTCCATCAGCCGCAATTGTTTGAATGCCTTGCGTCCGCCATCTAACACTGAACGACCATATGGATGGTAGATGTTTTCAAAGCTGGTCAACCGCAAATGCATTACTTGCCACGGATGAAGAAACATTGGACGCGGCCAAATTGCATCCATATAAAAGAATCCAACAAGATCACCATATCGTGTTTCAATTCTGGTGAAATTGTAGACGTTCATGAATTTAAGAGCAGAGACGCCGGAACGATTAGCGTCCAGAATTACCTCGAACGGAGAATCACCATATTTGCATAGGTATCGGACTGTGGGACGGCAGAATGTGTCCCAACGAAGCGTATTGAAGAATAAATCTTCAAGCTCGTGCTTCAGCCGCCGATTGCGTGCTCGAATAATCAATGTGTGTTTTCGTTCAGGATCGACTAAACTAGCTTCATCGGCATATAAATCTAAACCAAGGCTGATTTCGCCAGTCTGATCCATTTGTTCATAATCTTTATACCTCTCCAATCTATTAATCTGTAGATTGGTCTGATCGAGGATAGCGGCTTGTTGATTAAAGTCAAGAAATTCGCCGCCAGCAGTTAAACGATCAAGATGTGCTTGATCTTGATATACTCGTTCTGCTTGATAAATACGGTGCTGCCGGGTAAGTGCACGTATTCTGTCGAAAACTAGCCAGTTACTCGGCATATGTGGTCCTCAAAATCTATTCTATATTTAC